GAAGGAGAGCCCACATGAAAGTGACTAACCACCAGAATGAAGCCCATCTATCAAAGATTGGCGTAGAAGAGTTCGGTCAAGCCATGAAAAAACTAGATTTATCCACCGTTCCAGAAGAAAAGAGAGCAGATGCCATCAAGGATCACCTCATGGGCATCATGTCGGACACAATTCTCAACCCATCTGCACGTTTTGACATAGCAATGGCCCGTCAAATGTACAAAAGGACGAAGTATAGTGGCTAACGCCCAACGTCAAGCAGCCAAATACCTCTTAAAACTACGAGACGCACAGGATTCTTTCCTTGGCTTTGTAAAAATAAACTATCCAGAGTGGGAACTTGCTGATTTCCAGTTAGAACTTATCGACGCCCTAGACAAATTAGAGAAAGGGACGCTTGGTACACACAATCTTCTAATAACCATGCCACCTAGACACGCAAAGTCTACATTCGGCACGGTTCTCTTCCCTGCATACTTCATGGCTCGCAATCCCCACAGATATATTATGTCCTGTTCCTATAATTCCCAGCTCGCCACAGACTTTGGGCGTCAAGTTCGTACAGTCGTGGAAGCAAAGCCTATTCACCAAGCATTTCCAGACTTCAACCTCTCCCAAGACAGTCGAGCAGCCGATGTCTGGCGCACAGAGAACGGAGGAGCCTACTTTGCAGTCGGTATTGGAGGTACAACGTCTGGTCGCCCAGCCAATCTCCTCCTTGTTGACGACCCAATCAAGTCCCGTGAAGACGCAGAGTCTATGACCCAACGCAACAAGACATGGAACTACTATACGTCAGCTCTAGCCACTCGTCTTCAGCCTGAATCAGACCACTCTCCCCCAAGACAAATCGTTATCCTCACTCGCTGGCATCCAGACGACCTTGCAGGCCGACTTATTGAAAGCGAAGACTGGCAAGAAGGTCGATGGACACATGTAAATTTCCCTGCCGTTAAGACAAAAAAGACAGGAAAGAAAATAAGCCGTCGCCTTCTCCCAGAAGACCACCCCATGTATGTCAAGGCAGGCCAGCTTTCTAATAACCCAAGCGAAAGACAAATCAATGAAGAGGAGACAGTCGCTCTCTGGCCTACCCGTTTCTCCCTCGAAGATCTACGCAGACGAGAGCGTCTTAACCCCAGAGAGTTTGCGTCTCTCTACCAGCAGCAGCCCTACATCGAGGGCGGTAACATTATTAAATCAGATTGGTGGCAGTCATATCCAGAAGATCTCTCTCCAGAAAACTTTCAAACACTTGTCATTGGCGTGGACACAGCCTTCAAGAAAACAGAAACAGCCGACTACTCCGTAGCAATTACAGCAGGGATCGACAGGAACGGAGACATCTATATCGTAGACATTATGAGAGGGAAGTACGACTTTCCAGAACTCAAGCAACGCCTGATCCGCTTGAACAATAGATGGAGAGGCAAAGGTCTTCGCGCAATGTACATCGAAGACAAGGCTTCAGGTCAGTCCATTATCCAAGAACTCAAACGAGAATCTGGCATGTCAGTCATCCCCTACAAGATCGTCAACGACAAGGTCGCCAGAGTAAACGCTATCCTCCCCCTCATTGAAGGAGGCCGTGTCTTCCTTCCACAAGTATCTCCTTGGCTTGACAGCTTTGTAGACGAAGCCGTCACCTTTCCAAACGGCAACCACGACGACCAAGTAGATGCACTCTCAATTACCTTAGACGTTCTCTCAAGAACATCCATATCGGTTGACGCATGGGACTTACAGGGAGATGTAACCCAATCCCTCAACCACACTCCCAACATGGAAAGCTCATTCGGAAAATCCCTCAAGCTTCGAGTTAACAAGGCCATACCTAAATGGGCAGGTTGGGGGACACTGTAGGACGACAACTAAAACTATAAAAGGTAAAACAGAAGCATGGCACAATCAGGCGCAAGCATAAACTATAGATCGGCTGAATACCAAGCTGGCCCAAACGAAGGCATTATATGTGATCTCTCCGAATACGCAGAGAAGCTTGTTGCCTATGAAGACATCTCTTCGCTTCTTAATGAGGAACAGGAACGTAAGATTGTAGACTATGTCAAGTCTATGGTTGACATGTCTTACTATAAAATCTCCAAACGCTACGACCATTGGAAAGAAGCAGACAGAGCCCACGACGTTTATGTTCCACCAGAGGCGACAAGCTACAGAGAGAAAGCGGTAATCGCAGACACTCGTGCTATCGCAGACACTGTACTAACCTATATGATGTCAGCCCTCGCTGGACGTAACCCTATGTTCCAGCTCGAAGGAATGAATAGGAAATCAAGACAAGCTTCCCTCATACTCGAAAGAGTTTTACACCAGCAGATGAGGAGAACAGCAGGCGAAGCCCGTCTTGCTCAAATGCTTCTTGACTCAATCCGATATGGGTTTGCTCCCACAAAGATTGTGTGGGACGCTAAGTCAAATCAAAACCGTGTCGTCAACTTTGATCCACGAAGAGTTTTCCCTGATCCCCGTGTCAACTGGGGCGATTGGGACAACATGCAATACATTACATTCTCCGACTATGTCAGCTACAATACACTCCTCTATTCTGGCCTTTACCCAAAGCTCAAGCAGTACCCTGCCCTACGCCACAAGATAAACCCTCCCAGAAACGCCTGGAACGCTCACCATTGGCATAAAGAAGAAGGTAGGGGTTTGTCTATCGACCCTGCTCAACCGCACCAGAGAGAGCGCTCAGACCACGCATACTTCACACTAGGGGACGCTCGTGTCGTTGATGAGACTTGGGTTAGACTTTCAGGCCATGAAATAGGCATACCCTCCATTGAGCAGATCTATTTAGTCATCACAATCCTAGATGAAAACGTCGTTATCCGTATGCAACTCAACCCTTACGGTCAACAGTTTCCAATCGCCATTGGCGGTCTATATCAGGACACACACAAAACATATGGTCAATCACTCTATGACCTCCTTCTTCCAATGCACGACATCGCCACTTACCTATTACGTTCACGCATTGATAACGTCTCAGCAGCTCTTAATAATTTAATCTTTGTAGACCCAACCCAAGTGTCTGTCCCAGACCTTATCGACAGAAACCCTTGGGGCGTGGTTCGCACCCTCCCTGGAACAAAGCCTGGGGATGGTGTCTTCATCGCTCAAGTCCCAGACGTGACACGAGGTCACTTCAATGACATAGCAGCGATGTCTGAGTTTAAGCAAAGAGTTTCAGCAGCCTCAGACGCACAGCAGGGAATGCCTACCTCAGACGGAATACGGACTGCGACAGAGATACAGCGTCTGACACAGCTCGGCTCTCAGCGTCTTGGCGTTATCAGCCGTGTCATGTCTGCAACAACAATTAGGCCAATGGTTAGAATGATGGTCGGCAACATACAGGACTCATTAACGATGGAAGGATCAATTAAAGTTGATCCGACCAACATGCCAAACCAGTTATCATCTGTCGTGGAGGACGGCTACCTCGATTATGAAGTATCCAAAGACCTGCAAGGCGACATTGACTATCTAGTCATCGACGGGACACTCCCACTCGAACCAACTCGTAACGCAGAGACTTGGATGAACATGCTTCAGATCATGCAACAGACTGGCCTAAACATGGAGTATAACGCTGGTCAAATTGCTGAAGAAGCGATTAGAGCTATGGGTATTACAGACATGGATCGCTTTAGAATAAGCCAAGAAGAACTCCAAGCGAAGGGAGCTTCTCCCTCACAGCAACTCTCTCTTATGGAAAAAATGCGTGGAGCTAATGTTCAGTCTCAGGAACAGGTACAAAATGAAGTCCAAAAGGGAAATCTCGTACCAATGAAACAAGGGGGAAGACGATGAGCCAATCACAGAAACTAGCGCTCGCTGATAAAGTAGACGCACAAACAGGCCAACTTATTGATGTATCAATAGATGTTGAACGGGAGGAAGCTAAACATAGAGAGGGTATCCTACAGGAGCAAATCGACATTCTGAACGATAAAGTAGCCAAGCTTAACGGCTACATTACCGACATAGAAATGCAGCTTGCATCTACCACACAGGACGACAAATACGCCCTCACTAAGGCAAAGTTAATCCGACTAATGAAAGACATGGGGTATTATGAATAATGGCTGAAACAACTCCTAAAGGCGAACAGATACAGTTTGTCTCATCGAAGACAGGCACTCATAATCTTGACACATACCTTGAAGCAGCAGAGCTTGGGAACAGACAGCTCCATGACCTGCTTGATGATATGTTTGATGCAACGACAGGAGTTTTTAAAGCCGACAACTTCCAGTTTCGTTATGACAACAATAGTGCCAATAAAAAACTACAGGTTCGTGTCGGGCAGTTTGCAAACTCGCAAGCAAGCTGGACAGATATTACTTCTCTTTTTAATGTAAAGGGAACATTTTCAACCAGTGATGCTTACAATAATTTTGATCTCGTTCTTGATTCAAACAAGGACTTATATCTTGTTCATGGATTATTAAATTTTGATTATCAGTATAGTAGTGAATCAAGCTTTGTGAATGGTCAAAACACAACCAAGATTGTAGACGTATCCCTCGCCCAAGACTGGGCCAAGAAGACAGGAGGGATCGTAGACAGCACAGACTATTCATCAAAAGCCTGGGCCATCGGTGGTACTGGCGTAACAGACACAGCCTCAAAAGGTGCTGCCAAAGAATGGGCAATAGAAACATCTGGCACGGTAGACACGGCAAGTTACTCATCAAAAGAGTACGCCCAGGGAACACAAGCAGGCACAGGGGGTTCATCCAAGTCTTGGGCGCAAGACACAGACCAAGTCAACGGAGCATCAACTAACGACAGATCAGCAAAGTCATGGGCTCAAGGCTCAAGCATGACAGGATCTACACTCGGAGGTTCCGCTAAAGACTGGGCGCAATTAACAGGAAGCACAGTAGACGGCACGAACTATTCAGCAAAGTATTGGGCAACTG